TTTCACGGGAACGCAGCGGGATGTAATTAGGGTCGGCCTCCAGCAGCGCAAGCAGAGCCTCGGAGGTCTGGGCCGTCATCTCTTTTTCTTCGACGACTCCCCTTGCGCCCGGGTCGCTCCCGCCGTGGCCTGCATCAATGCAGACCCGGTAAGGCGGGTCGCCCACCACAGGCCGGAAAGGTTCTTCCCCGCTCTCATTTCGCCCGAAGCCGAACAGCGCTGCTTTCCAAAGGAAAAATGCTGCACTGAAGCAGACGACGCACACCAAAAGGCCGATGACCGTCGCAGCGGACGGGCCGCCCTGTCTTCTCCGGCGTGAGTGTCTCGGATTTGAACGTCCTGCCATCGGTTTACTTCAGCTCGACAACGGTCACGCCGCTCTCGCCCTCGCCGTAACGGCCCAGACGGAAGCTCTTGACCATTCGGTTTCCCCGCAGATGCTTATGGATCGCCGTGCGCAGTGCGCCGGTACCATTGCCGTGGATGAGATATACCACAGTCTGGCCGTTCAAAATCGCACGGTCGATGAAGGAATCCACCTCCGGCAGCGCCTCGTCTACGGTAAGACCCAGCAGGTTGCATTCCATCTTTGCTGTGCGCTGTACGCGCTCTACCCTGCCATTGGGCCGGTTAGCATCGCCGGTCAGGCGGGAGTAACGCTGCTGTGCCTTGGTCTGAGGCTTCGTCTCCTTGACCAGCTTTTCCGGCTGCTTGAGGCCCTTGAGCGGCACTTTCGTCTTGATGATGCCGGCCCGTACGAGAACATCGCCGTTTTTATCCGGCAGAGAGAGCACGGTAGCCAGCTGGTTCAGTTCTGCGATGCAGACCTCCTGCCCTACCTTGACTTCCTTCAGCGGCACGAACTCCTTGACCGGGTTGTGTACCACTTCAGTCCCCATAAAGAGCTTTTCGGACTCTTTCTTGGCGATCTCACGGGCGCGCTGGGCCTTCTGCTGGGTGCTCATCCGCTCGTCTTTCTGGAGCTGGCGCAGCTCATCCGTCAGAGCGTAGGCCTTGCTCTCGACCTCCTGCGCCAGTGCGCGGGCCTTGGCGCGGGCAGCTTCCAGCTCATTCTCGCCCTGCTGGATAAGCTCATCGCGCTTCTGACGGGCTGCATCCAGCTGGTGGGCGGCCTCGTTTTTCAGGCCTTCCACCTCGTCCTGACTGGCCTTGAGCTGGAGCTTCAAATCATCCAGCTGGCCCAGAACGGCGTCCAGGCGCTTGTCTTCTGCGGACAGATGCTGTTGTGCAGCCTCAATGACCCGCTCCGGGATGCCAAGCTTTTCGCTGATAAGGAAAGCGTTGGACTTGCCCGGAACGCCGACGCTGAGCTTATAGGTGGGGCGCAGCGTCTCCAAATCGAACTCGCAGCTGGCGTTGACGACGCCCTTTGTCTCGAGAGCGAACACCTTCAATTCTGCATAGTGCGTTGTGGCCATCAGGAGCACACCGCGGCGGCGCAGCTCTTCGATGATGGCAACAGCCAGTGCCGCACCCTCCGCCGGGTCGGTACCGGCACCAAGCTCGTCCAGAAGCACCAGCGTGTGGGGCATGGCAAGCTCAAGGATGCCGGTGATCTTCTTCATATGACCGGAAAAGGTGGACAGGCTCTGCTCGATGCTCTGCTCATCGCCGATGTCCACAAGGAACTCGTCGAAGACACAGATCTCACTGCGCTCATCCGCCGGGATGAGGAAGCCGCACTGTGCCATCGCGCAAAGCAGACCGGCCGTTTTCAGAGTGACGGTCTTACCGCCGGTGTTGGGGCCGGTGATGATGAGCGAATCATATTCCCTGCCCAGCGAAATATCGACAGGAACACACTTCTTTGCGTCGATGAGCGGATGACGCGCCCGGATGAGCGAGAACGACGTATCCGTCCGGACAGTGGGTTTGAACGCCTTCATATCCAGTGCAAGGCGGGCTTTTGCAAGCAGGACGTCGATTTCCAGCATGGCCTTATAGCTGTACTGGAACTGCGGCTCAATGGCTGCGACCTGACCGGTAAATGCTACCAGGATACGCTCGATCTCCTGGGCTTCCTGTGCGCGGTACTGTAAAATGCGTGCGTTTGCCTCCACAACAGCCTGAGGCTCGACGAAGACGGTCGCACCGGTAGACGAGACGTCATGGATGATACCGCTCACCTCACCGCGATACTCGCTTTTGACAGGAACGACATAACGGCCATTTCGGATGGAGACGACGCTCTCCTGTAAGTACTTGGAGGTGTCCATATTCCGGACCATGCTTTCCAGACGGTCGCGGATGCTGTTTTCAGTCGCACGGATCTTCTTGCGCAGGTCGTTCAGGGTGTGCGATGCCGTATCTGCCATTGCATCCGGTGCAAGGATGGCACTCGAGATCTGCTGCTCGAGGCCCGGCTGAGGAGCCAGCGCATAGAATAAGTCGTCCGTCGGAAGTGCATCGTGTTCCGAAGAGCCGTACCAGCTGACGAGATTCTGAAAGTTGCGAAGCGCACCGGCCACCATCAGCAGTTCACCCATTGAGAGGACACCGCCCTTGACGGCGCGGGCGGCCAGCTGACTGACGCCCTCTACTCCACCGAAGCGGGGCGAGCCGTTCTTGATGAGCAGTGAATTGATGGCATCGGTCTGTTCCAGCGCATACCGCACTTCATCGGGGTCGCACTGAGGTTCGATGGCAAGGAGCTTTTCGCGGGACTCTTTGCACACACAGCCCTCCGCCGCCCGGGCAATGATCTTGTCCAGTTCCAGCGTTTTCAAATAACTTGTTTCCATAGTAATTCCTTATATCAAATCGATTTCAAATGGTTATGGCAGGACGGATTTCAAAAAGGCGTAGCTTTTCAACGGCTTGTCCAGATGGGTCAGCGCATATTGCTCTGCTGCTGTAGAGAGTTTCGCCAGACTGCCGACGGAAATACGGAAGCCGAATATCTTTTTATCTTCTACCAGACAGATATGCCGCAGCGCAAACAGCGCCCCGGCGTCCAGATTGCACTTCTTCCCCGCCTTTTGGGCGCAGGATTCGCAGAGCAGACAGCCCTCCGCCGGGTCGAGATAAAAGGCAGGGCCGTCGTAAGTGCCGCAGTCGCGGCAGTAGACCAGCTGCGGCAGAAATCCGCATTCGCTCATGGTACGCAGCTCAAATACGGCCTTGATGACCCTGAGGTCGGCCTTTTTCTCGCTTATCATGTAAAAACAATTCAGGAGAAGTCTCAGTTCTTTTGCGGCTTCGTCTCCTGTGGGCGAAAGCGCCGAGGCCATTTCCGCCATATACATGGCAAGGCTCATCCCCTCGATGGAGGACGAGATGCCGTGGAAGACGTTTTTGACATCCGCCTCTCGCACTGTATACATATTCCGTCCGGGGACAAGCACGAACTCCGAGTAACAAAAAAGCCCGCAGGCGCTGAACAGTTTGCTTTTCAGCCGCAGGCTGCTCTGCGCAGAGGCCGAGATGACTCCCAGCCCCGGCGTCAGAAGCGTGATGATCCGGTCTGATTCTTTATACCGGGTCTCTTTCAGGACAAGGCCCGGGGTCACAATGGTATCCATCTGTTTTTTCTCCTGCCGGGGCGGTGAGCCGCTGCTGAGCGAGCTGCCGCCTGTAGTCCAGATAACACAGAATATCACCGGTGCAGGCAAACGTCTGCCAGCTGAGTTCCACATCCATCGGACAACGCTCCCTTCTTTAAGGTATAGTATCACCTCTAGGGTACTGCGCTATCCCCGGGAAATCTGTCCTGTTATGAGGCTCAGCGGTTGGGCTGCTGCTTAAAACCGAAATTGTTGAGCATGAACTCATTATCGCGCCAGTCGGCTTTGACCTTCACCCAGCACTGTAAGTTGACACGGCAGCCGAGGAATTCTTCGCAGTCGGTGCGGGCTGCACTGGCGATCTTCTTCAGCATCGCGCCGCCCTTGCCAATGACCATGCCCTTGTGGCTCTCCCGCTCACAGTAGATGTTCACGTCGATGTCCACAAGGTCGGTGCCGGGGCGTTCCTTGAAGCGCTCGACCACGACCGCAATGCCGTGCGGGATCTCGTCGCGCATATAGAGCAGAGCCTTTTCACGGATAACTTCCGCTACAAGCTCCTTCTCAGGCATATCGGTGTAGGCATCATCGTCAAAATAATGCGGGCCTTCCACGGCATAGCGGCTCAGGGCGTCGAACAGTTCCTCACAGTGGTCATTATCGCGGACACTGACGGTATAGACATCATCAAAGACGCCCAGGGCCTTCAGCTCCGCCTTGCGGGCCTCGAGGTCCGCCGGGTCCTTGACGAGGTCGGTCTTGTTGATGACCGCGATGGCCGGGCCGCCCTTTTTCAGAGCCTCGACCAGAACCATCTCCGATTCATTCAGCGCGCCGTAGGGCTCGAACAGCATCATGGACACATCGACGTCAGCAATGGAGTCGCTGGCCGTCTTGTCCATCCGTTTGCCCAGCTTATTGTGGGGCTTATGTACGCCGGGAGTGTCCAGCAGAACGTACTGCAGAGGCCCCCGGGTGATGACGCCAGTAATACGGGTACGGGTGGTCTGGGGCTTGGAGGTGACGATAGCAACCTTCTCCCCCACCAGCAGATTCGTCAGGCTGGACTTGCCCACGTTCGGGCGGCCAATGACCGCCACGAACACAGAGGATGTATCATAATGGCCCTGGATCGGTGTTTCGTTTTTCAAAATAGAACTCCTGTCTTTTTATTCCGTGTAGCTCACCGTGCGGGGCAGACCCAGTTGGATGAGGACAGCTTCTTCCTTCTCACGCATCCGCATGGCTTCCAGACCGCCGTTCTCGTGGTCATAGCCCAGCAGATGGAGCATGGAGTGGACCGTCAGGAAAGCGACCTCTCTCTGCAGCGGATGGCCGTAGAGAGTCGCCTGCTCCTGTGCGCGCTCCATGCTGATGACGATGTCACCCAGCATCTTGCAGCCGTTGTTCTCGTCCACGTCATAGACGCCGTTCTCACCCAGAGGGAAGCTCAGCACATCCGTGGGCATCGGCTTGTTGCGGTACTGGTTGTTCAGCTCAGCAATGGCTGCGTTGTCCACGAAGGTCACGCTGATCTCCGCCGGGTCGTCAAAATGCTCATATTCCAGCACAGCATTGCAGGCGCGGCGGATGAGGATGCGAAGGCCCGAGGGGACCTTGATCGCTTTCTGCGAGTTGGTGATCAAAACTTTATTGGACATAAATCGTCCGCTCCTTTCGTTTCTACATTCTATTGAGCGAATGCCCCCGGTTTCTGTGGTATGCCGCCGGGGTTGTTTTTTTCAGTGTTTAGCCGGGTGGGCAGCGGCCTCGTAGGCTTTGATGATCTCCTGCACCAGACGGTGACGCACCACGTCTTTTTCGGTGAAGTAGCACTGCGCGATGCCGTTCACGCCCTTGAGCACCTGAAGTGCATCCACAAGGCCGCTGCGGGTGCGGTCGGGCAGGTCGATCTGAGTGACGTCGCCGGTAACGACCACTTTAGAGCCGACGCCCATGCGGGTGAGGAACATCTTCATCTGCTCCGGGGTGGTGTTCTGCGCTTCGTCGAGGATGATGAAGGAATCGTCCAGCGTCCGGCCGCGCATATAGGCCAGCGGTGCAACCTCGATGATCTGCTTTTCCACCAGACGCTCATAGGTCTCTGCGCCCAGCATATCGAACAGGCCGTCGTACAGGGGCCGCAGATAGGGGTCTACCTTCTGCTGCAGGTCACCCGGCAGAAAGCCCAGCTTCTCGCCTGCCTCCACCGCCGGGCGGGTCAGCACGATGCGGGAGACATCTTTGGCCTTGAACGCCTTGACAGCCATGGCCACAGCAAGGTAGGTCTTGCCGGTACCCGCCGGGCCGACGCCAAAGGTGATGGCGTTGTTCCGGATGGAGTTGAGGTACTCTTTCTGGCCCAGGGTCTTGGGACGGATGGGCCGGCCTTTGACCGTCACCGTCACGAAGTCTTCGGTCAGCTCCCGGACGCGCTTTTCCTCGCCGTCATGCGCAAGGCTCAGGCAGTAGCGCACCGTCTGGTCTTCCAGCGGCGTATGGTTCTCGATAAGGAGAAGCATCCCCTCCACAGCACGGGCCGCAGCTGCAACATTGGCCGGTTCGCCTGAAATGCGCAGCATCGTACCGCGGCACACCGCCGTCACCGAAAATTCTTTCTCCAGCATACGGATGTTCCGGTCACAGTTCCCGAATACGGCGGCTGCGATCTCTACGCTGTCTAATTCAATGCTCTTTTCTGCCATGCGGCTCCTCCTGAATGTCACTAGATTCTGCTTCTATTGTACCACCAAAACAGCGCGAAGAAAACTATGAAAATTGCACAAAATTTTTCAACCGCATATGGCGGTTTGGCAGAGCACTCGAAACCTGCTCTATCAGCCTTTTCAAAGTCGTCTTTAGGACAGCTGCTTCGTTTGCATTGCTTTCCCCGGAGGCTTGTGCTATACTTTGCTCAGAGGCCTCCGGCAATCTACTCCTTGAATCTTCGGATTCTACGTGGGTACCACCGGAGGCTTCTACCGATTTTGTAAATGGCACACCTTCAATCTTGACGTTTTGCCCATGATAGGATATAACTACCTATAGAGCCATAGCGTTGCAGTTCAATAGGCAATCGGAAGCCTAACGACTTCAACAACGCTGTGGTTCTTTTTTGTCTGCGGAAACATACAACACCTCACTTCGAAAGGCATTTTCGCAGCCAAACAAAAATCCCCGAAAAGCTAGGCGCGGAGCCACTTTTCTGGGATTTTTGTTGTTTTATATTCTGTTACTCCTGCATATAAGCCAGTGCCTTATCGAACAGCGGCAGATATTGGCTTTCGATACGGTCAAAAATCGCTCTTGCAGTCGCCTCATCATAAATATGACTGGTCAAATTGCGGTCGTTCAGCAGCTCCAGCCACACTTTCGAATCCTCTATCATGCCGAAAGCAAAAGCCTGCTTGATGACCTCTTTCGGACTGTTGATATTGGTATATCCCTGGTCGAGCAGATATTCCCTCATAGTTTTCCATGCAAGTTCCGTGCAAAACTCAAAGCGCTGGATGGCACCATCCCGCACAGAATCCAGCGGGTATTTCTTATAATCATCCAATGCCTCACGCAGCCGCTTCACAGCTTCCTTAAGATAGTTATATTTTTCATGCAGCTTATCCATCAGCTCTACACCATCCTTTTCAATGTTTGCAACAAAGGCGGGATTCATCCCGTCCTGCATATGGACAATATCAAATTTCAGCAGCGTGGGCAGGTCTTCGCATTCCATCCAAAATTCTGCTCGGTTGTCTGGCGGCATCCCGTACACGGCCAGATCCATGTCGCTGTTGGGGCGGTTGTCCCCTCTGGCCCGTGAGCCAAACAGCACGAGCCGCTTTGCCCCGAATCGCCGGGCCAGTGCAGCCAGCCGCAAATACAATTCATCCATATTCCCTGCTCCTTTTATACCTGATATGGTCCAGCTGATAATGCAAGCTTTAATTACTGAAGTCCTGAGGCTCATCTGAATTGCGGTGAGAAGGCAATCATTCTACTTTAGAGGGAGCCTTTTGGGAAACTGCCTCTTTTTTACGTTGTCAGCTTTTCTGCTATACGCTCGAGTAGTTCCCAGTCCTTCGGCTCTAAGTCGGCCAACATGACAACCAATCGCTTACGAAATTCTTTGTCGTCATTACGTGCAATCTCTGCAGCAAAGTCCATAATTTTATCGCTGGCGGCAGTTGGCGCTGCGAACATTTCACCTTCTCCGGTGCGCAGCCATGATTCATTGACGCCAAATTCGCGGCAGATGTCACTAATTGTACGTTCACTGGGAGATTTAGCACCAGAACAAAGTTCGGATGCAAACGGCTGTGAAATGTGCAACCTGTTTGCAAAGTCGATTCTTTTTAATCCAAGCTCTTCAAGAATTTTTTTAATACGTTCGTTCATCGGTTTTCGCCCCCCTTACAATCTGCATTGTATCACGCGGGTAAAGCCATGTCAACAAAAGAGTATAGCTCGGCTATGATTTTGTTCTTATCGATGCCACTTGGCTATTCCGTAGTTACTTACAGATAAAGCCAAACAAAAATCCCCGAAAAGCCAGGCGCGAAGCCGCTTTTCGGGGAGTTTACTTTGGAGCTACTGATCCGATTCGAACGGACGACCTGCTCATTACGAGGCCGTCAATATTTCCGATTTTATAACATCTCTTCGTTAAAATAGAAACTACCTGCGCCACCTCTTGCGCCACCTCCCTTGCGCAGCAGGTGGCGCAGTTTCTTCCTATTTAACGGTAGTTTGCGCCTTACTTCACGCTCTTCCGCAGGCGCTCAAACTCAGCATCGGCCTGAATGGCCTCCTTGGTAAAGCTGTTATTGAACCACCAGTTGACCAGTGCGGACACGGTGGTGAAGCCGGTGGAGATGAGCTGCTCGAGCTGGGCGCTCTCGATGGGCAGCAGGGGCTTGCCCAGAGAGGACAGCACCTGGTTGATAAGGGCCAGCGCCAGCACGGCGGTGCGGGAATATCTCAAGTAAACAAAAAATCCCCCGATGCTCCAAACGGAACACCGGGGGTTTATTTTATCCAATAATTTCATCAATGCCTTTCAGGCCGTATGTAACGCTTACCATGATATCCTCCTTACTGCTTTTTTGAAATTTTAACCCAGCGGGTTTTCATTTGGCGCGGGTATTGCTCCGGGTTTTTAGGCTTTCTTTTTCCTGTCCACTCAACACCGCCTGCTTTGCCTTCGCATTTATACCCGGCCGCCTTTAGCGAGCTGCCTATCTCGGTGTCCAAAATGTACGTTACGACCTTTTTGTAACCCATTGCTCTTGCGGCGCGATATGCTGCGCCATATAGCATACTGCATACATCCGGCGTGCCATCTGTGCAAAGACGTGTGATTTCCAGTGTATAGCCATCGTCTAAAAATCTTGACACCGGTCTGCCGCAAATTGCGACACCGACAAGCATACCGTCCTTCGTGGCGCCGATAGAGAACTTGTGTCCAACAACGACTCCGTGATGTCTGTGATGCTCTTTGACGTACTCGTTTGCAGCCTTTAAAGTGACAGGGCATAACTCCAGCATTTTTGTTACACTTCCTTTCTTAAAACCGCTTTTGCGCGGTCAAAGAAAAACTGGATGACCGCACCGATGGTCTCATCGGTGATGGCCCAGCTGATGAGTCTGCCGTATTTGCTGGCGCTGAGGGCCATGCGGAGCATCTGCGCCACCCACGCCTTGCGCTCTGCGCCGCGCTTTGTCCCCTGGATCTCCTGCTCGGCCCGTTCGATGAGGTCCAGCACCAGCGGCTTTACGGCGGCACCATAGCCCAGCCGAATGCAGCCAAGGGCGTAGAAAATAAAGCCGCCCAGCATGAGAACTGCCGCCACCGGGGCGGGAATGACGCCCAAAATGTTATTGATCGTTGCCATGTATTACTCCCCTCTCTCTTTTTCGAGGTCTGCAATGCGGTGGTTTGCCACCTTCATCTGTTCTTCAAGCACCGGGACGCGCTGGGCGAAATTGTTGTGCGTCCGGACTTCCCGGGTCAGCTCTTCCAGCTTGGTTTCGGTCACCGCCTGCTGCTTGTCCAGCTTGGCGTCCATGCTCTGGGCGGTGCGGTTGTTGGAGACGATCGCGCCGATCAGGCTCAGACCGCCGGTGATAATGGCTACGATGATTGCTTCGCTCATGCACCCTCCCGAAGACGGGTCAGGCCCTTCTTGCGGATGATTTTCGGGTAGTTGAGAGTAGTGACGTTGAGGTCCACGTTGCCGGAGATGCCCGGTACGCTGCCTTCACTGGTGTGCTGGTGGGCGTTGTAGTGGTAGCCGACGGCGGGGGTGCGCCCGGTCGTATCGGACAGCCAGACGTCCCAGCGGTTTGCCAGACGGCCCATGTCCAGCTCCATGTTGGAGTAGTGGGTGTAGGTGTACAGCTGAGCGTAAAAGCCCATCCGCTCCACCTGTTCCAGCGCATAGGCGGTGAGGTTGGTGAGGTCGAGGGTACTCATGGGCTTGAGCTTGTTTTCCTCCACGTCCACCGCCACCGGCAGGGTCAGCTCCTTGCCCCGCACCGCCTGCCGCAGCAGGGCAAGCTCTGCGTCAGCCATCGCCTCGCTGGTGGCGTAGGTGTAGTAGTAGACGCCCACGTCCAGACCGGCAGCTTTGGCATTGCGATAGTTGGACTCAAAGGTGGGGTCGATATACAGGCCGTCTGCCCGCTTGGAGAGCTTGCGGTTGGTGCTCACGGTCTTGAGCATTGCCCCCTTGTAGCCCGCCGCTGCCACCTGCGCCCAGTCGATGAGGCCCTGATAGCGGCTCACGTCCACAAAGCGGTAGGGAGGCCCGCCCTGCCAGCCGGTCACAGCCTCTGCCCCGGGGGGTTCGGGAGGTTCCGGTGCGGGCTTTACCTCTTCGGCATCCTGCTTGTCCCCCGGGCCAAAGATGGCCCGCACCAGCTTTTCCAGCAGCTCCAGCAGCTTACCCATCGTAGTCCTCCCCCGTGATCTCCTTGTACTGCGCTGCGGTGATCTCCTCCTCGGCCACACGCTTGGCCAGCTCCCGCTTGACACCGGGGCGGCGGCTTGCGGGCATCTCTGCCCATGTCTTGGTACCGGCGACCAGTCTGTTTGCCCAGATTTTGTCCATTTTGATGTCCTCCTTACTT